GCACATGACTGCAATACCACTCACCTGCAGCCCAAGCCCGCCTTGCTCCTGTGGGGTGCCCAACAGGCGGGCATCTTTCCGGCGGTTACAGGAGGGGTCTTGCACCATGCTGCCTTTGGCTCGCCCGAAGATGCTGATCTGGTAGGCGCTTTGCTCTGGGATCAAACAGCTGTCGTTGCCCCCACCACCCATGACCGTGGGGGCCGCAGCCGTCGGCACCGGCGTAGAGAACGGTGCAGAGCCGGAACCGTTGTAGTTGGTGGTGCTGTCGTTGTTATTCGACCCGATGGTCGAATTTGTATTGCCGGAGTTGGTGTTCAGATCGCCCGTGACTTGGGCGCTGACAGGTAAGGCCATCAGTAGACAGAGCAGAGCGCACCCATAACGTCCCGCGTATCGCCCGAGCAAAGCAGCTCGTTGGCCGCGTCTGGCATTGCCATGTAATACAGGGTCTCTGCGTTTTGTCGGATTTCGCACTGGCTGTCACCTTTCGGGCAGGCCGTTGTGTAGGCCACGGACGATACAGTAACAGGGCCGCACCCAGCGACCAAGAGGACGAGTGCTAGTCTCATTTGGCGTTTCTCTCAATCAGCCTGTCGATCTTCTTTTCCATCAGGTCCAGCCGCGACAATATCCTGTTGATGTCGGAGTGCAGGTCGGTCTTGGTGGCATAGTCCTCGCGCGTCCTGTTCAACAGGATTTGCAGGCGCTTCACTTCCTCTGCATGAGTTCTAAGAACCCATGCGAAGAAGGCCAAGGTTCCAGATAGGACCGCGCTCCAAAGCATCTCAGGCGTCATTACTTCCACTCCGTTCCTGTCCAATACCGTAGGGGTTTTCGGACCCAGTTTGTGCCGTTCCACACTTTAACCGGATAAGCTTGCCACCAAAAGCCGTTCCAGTAGAAGAACACACCTTTTGTTAGGACGCTTACAAAACCAACTTGGCCTTGTGCAGATACGCCAGTTGGGAAAACTTTAGCGCCAGCTTGGGCGAGGACTTGACCGACTTGCCCGAGAGCCTGAACCCCGGTTGGGAAGACGTTTGCGTCACCTGTTACTGCGGCCTGACCGACCTGACCTGTTGCAGAAACCCCTGTCACAAAGGCTCGAGTTACAATTGTAACAGTAACTGAACCCACCTCGCCGTTAGCCTGAACCCCTGTCAGGAGAACAGAAACGCTAACGCTATCCTCAAAAATGGTTGAAAACGGAACGGTTGAGAAAGGACTAAAGCCAAACATGATGTCCCTCCTCTCTCGGGCTCAGAGCACTATACCACGGGGCGTGGTCCCGGTCACTCCGGCTTTGTGGGCCACTCAATGTTGTGCGGAAATCCGGGCTGCAGCGGGATGTCTCGAAGGGCTTGGCGGTATTGAGCCCACACGGCTTTATTAACGGGACTGTCTGCAACCTGCGTCCAGTCGGAAGTTGCGATTTCAGCGTCACGGACAGCCCGTGCGTTCCGTGCGGCATCCTCGTCTGGGATGGAGACGACATTCCAACCGCGACACCACTGACCATCCACGATGCGGAAATCCCCAAGCTCGACAGTTTGGTTGATCTCGTTGTACGCAGGGAAATCATCCATGATGTATGGATATACCTCGTATGGCACCAGCGCGCTGTCAGGGGGCATAGTCGCCCAGTTTAATTCCGGATTGTCAGCCAAAAGCTGCACAAAGGAGTAGTGCTGCGGGTTCTCGCCGTTTGTGAGTTTGAGGTGCATATTCGTCTCCTTACACCGACCTGATTACTATGCCGTCACCTGTAGCAATAGCAACACCACCTGCGCTATCGACGTCCCGGAGGATTGCGGATGTGCCGCTTGATCTGGAAGTCCAGCTTGTACCGTTGGTTGATGTCATGATTGCACCCCCGGCACCTACTGCGATAAATCTCCCGTCAGCCCAACAAATGCCATTTATCACTTGGCCTGTCGGGTTTGTGGTTGCGGTCCAGTTGATAAGGTTCGTGCTGTAGTGAACAGCCGTATTCAAGTAGCTTGCGGTAACGGCAATGCTTAGGGTCGGGGACCATGCCACCTGATAGTATTGACTTGTAAGCCCCGTGCAGGAGCCGGTCCATGCCGCCGCAGATGGGGGACCGTTTAGATACTTTGCCTGAGAGCCTACGCCCACAGCCATAGTGCGGTTCAGGGCGGCCACATAAATGCCAGTGAATGCAGAGTTAGCACCAATGGCGGCTGACTGAGTAAATGTCGATCCATTGTTGGAGGAGTAGGTTCTTCCATTGTTTCCGCCCTGAATGAACCACCCGTCGTTGGATTGCGAGTTTCGCAGAATTTGAGCGGCTGTGTAGACCAGAGGAAACGCCCCGTTGACGGTCGCGGACCCAAAAATGCGCGTGTTTGCGTCTTGGTTGGTTAGGAAGGTGGAACTTACCCGTGAAGCGCCCCATAGGGCAGCAGTTGTCGGCCTGTTTGTTGTAACCCAGCTCACGCCGTTGTTGGTGGAATAAAGAACATACCCGGTGCTGGTAGAGACCGCCCAGTTAGTGCCGTTGTCAGTCATGACGCCGTAACCGTTAAACCCGGCCACCAAGTTTGCAGACCAGTTCTCGCCTACGTTGCTCTTGCCGTAGAGGCTGCTCAGGCTGATTGTGCCTGATGGCACCCCAGCAAGGGCGCGGACATCCGCGTCATTCAGGCTAATCGTCGTGGTGCCAGAGCGGTCAAGCTCGACGTTCACGTTGTTCATGGAAATTGTGCCGCTGCTTGGAAGGGTCATGTCAGCCCTCCAGCTTGGCGCGGAGCTCGTCGATCTGGACCTGCTGTGCCTTGATGGCCTCAATCAGCAAGGGCACCAGCCGCTCATACCGCACGGTCAGGTACTGCTCGTCGATTGGGGCGGGGGCCACCACTTCTGGCATCACGGCCTGAACCTCCTGAGCGGAGACCCCGACCTCCTTCTTGACCTCGTAACCGAGCGCCTGCGCGACACCATTCGGCTCATAATAGAAGCCGGACAGAGACATCAGCTTGCCGAGGGCGTCGTCAATGTTTCCAAAGCGGGTCTTGAGGCGGTCATCGGAGAAGTAGGCTGTGACGTTGTTGGTGGCTCGGATTTCGCCACTCACGCCCGAAGCGGCAGTGCCAACGCCAAGGCTGTCAACACGATAGTCGTTGGCGGTGTTCAGGGCGTTTGCGGTCGTGGCTGTGGTCGCCGTGGTGGCACTTGTGGCGCTGGTTGCCGTCGCGGCGTTTCCGGTGATAGAAATTCCCCAAGTACCAGACGCGCCGCCACCGGTCTTGGTGGGTGCGTCATTGGCAATCTCAGCGTTGACGAAGGCCGTGGTCGCAAGTTGAGTTGTGTCGGTCCCGACAGCCGCCGTCGGAGCTGTCGGAGTACCAGTGAGGGACGCACTACCCGCAAAGGAAGTTGCCGTGACCGTGCCGTTCACATGCAGGGCGGTAGACGGCGTGGTGGTCAAGATACCCACTCTGGCGTCTGGAGTGATCCGCATGACCTCCGCGCCGCCCTCAGAGAAGGCAATGGTGTCCGCAGCTGGGAAGAAGATGCCCGTGTTATTATCACCCGTCGGGTAGATCGCGGGATTGGAGACGGTTCCGGCGGGGACGGCGACGGCAGACGTAAACGTGTTGGTGTTGAGCTGGTTCAGCTCCGCCGTCGAAGCCGTCATGCCGGTAAGGACATTGAGTTCGGCAACAGACGAGGTAAGGCCCGCCAGCGTTGAGATCGTGAAGTTCGGGTAAGTCCCCGTGATTGTCGTCGCGCCGCCTTGAGTGAGCGTGACAACCTGATCCGGCGCGGTGTTCGAGAACACGGTGCCGGTCAGAGCCAGCCCTGCCCCCGCCGAGTAAATTTGCGCCGTAGAAATCTGCGCAAACGTGATGTTTGTGGTCCCGAACGTGATGACGCCGGAGGTGTTGCAAGTGTACGTCTCGCCCGCGCCCGTGGTACCCTGCTGGACAAAGACCGTGGAGCCTTCGCTCAGGCCGTTTGCGCTGTTGATGACGTAAGTGTTAGCGTCACTGGCGCGGGTCAGAACCCAGTTGGTCGAGCCCGAACCGGTGTTGGTGACGACATAGATGCCGTTCTGGGTCTGGTTGGTCTGCTGATACACCAACACACGGTCGTTGGTAGCCACCGTCACGCCGTCAACC